GAGATAAACAGCCATGGAGCCCATTATCAAGGAAAAAAGATGGGCCCTGTCATAAAAGCCACCCTGAAAAGCCCGCAAAATGGGCTTAATACCCTATTAAGTCAATGAATATTTGGCGGAGACGAGATCTAGATTTTGACCCTCCTAATAGATCCACCAATACCCAGAAATCCCTTTATTTATATAGGCTTAAGAGCAACCCTACTCCAATCTAACCCATTCTGAATCACTAAAATCTTGGTTTAACTGGGGGGTAGGATGGTGGGTACAGTGAGCACTATTGCAGCGGATAAAGGGACTAGCAAGAACCGAAAATCAAGCTTTACTGCTCGAGGAATTATCTCACTCACAACGCCTGGTTACCATGCTGACCCCGAGAACAAAGGTCTTTATCTTCAAATCACAAAGACCAGAGACTCTATTCATAAGAGTTGGATTTTCCGCTTCTCCAGTCCGGTAACCCTGAAAAGACGGGAAATGGGGATCGGGTCACTTGAATCGTTCTCCCTCGCTAACGCAAGGCTCAAGGCACTGGACCTTCGTCGCTTAATCCTGGATGGAATAGATCCTCTTGAACAAAGAACCGTTAAACGCATAAAAGCCATTGAGGCTAACAACCATTCAATCACGTTTGCAGATGCAGCCGACAGATGCATTAAAACCAAACAAGCTGAATGGTCAAACTCAAAACACAAAGATCAATGGGTCAGCACAATTAAGACTTATGCCCTACCAATCATTGGAAAACTCAAAGTTGATCAGATTACTACTGCTCATATAGTTAAATTACTAGAGCAAGAGATCAAGAAGAAGGATGGCAAGGTTGAAGGATCGTTTTGGAAAGTCAGAACAGAGACTGCAACAAGATTGCGCCAACGGATCGAAGTCATCCTAGACTGGTGCAAGGCTCATAAATATATAAGTGGTGATAACCCAGCGCGTTATCAAGGAGCCCTATGCCACCTATTGCCTAAGGCTAGCAAGATTAAGAAAGTAGTTCACCACCCCGCTCTTCCTTACCCAAGAATCGGTGAGTTTGTAAAAGACTTGCGTCAGCATACAGGCTACTCAGCATGCGCTTTAGAGTTGCTAATCCTTACCGCCACTCGTACTAGTGAAGTTATTGAAGCGAGATGGAGTGAATTTGATCTAGAGGCAAAGGTTTGGACTATTCCCGCTGAACGGATGAAGGCTGGAAAAGAGCATCGCGTGCCGTTAAATACTAGAGCAATGGAAATTCTCGATCATCTGAAAACGATCAGGGTCAATTCCTATTTATTCCCTAGCTCTCTACATAAGGAGCGTGCACTTTCTAATATGGCTCTACTTACCATGATGAGAAAGATGCCCAAGTATGCAGACTACGTGCCACATGGCTTTAGATCAACATTCCGCGACTGGGCTGCTGAGACTACTGACTATTCAAATGAGACTGTTGAGTTAGCCTTAGCGCATACCATTCAGAACAAGGCTGAGGCTGCTTATAGAAGACAAGATCAATTGGAAAAACGCTCATCGCTAATGGAGGATTGGGTTGACTTTATTGAAAAATACATCAATTAACTCGTTCAAAATGAGCAACACCTACAAACCTTATAAAACTCTCGCACAGCCTCTTGGCTAAAAGTCATATTGATATTAGAGCTTAATTACTTTTCCACCTTGAGCCACAACCGCAGAAACTAAATCCTTGTCAGTAGTGATAAGGGTATGCCCATTCGCAAGAGATACCTCACCAATAAGAGCATCAGCAGTATTGCTTCTCTTCCTTTTATTAGCTAAATCTAAGTTGGATTTAATTTTTTCGAAGTACTCACCCACAGCACCCCAGCCCCCTTCGCCCCAACCCGAAAACCCCCAAAGAGTTGTATGCACTTGATCTAGCGTTGGACCAATCTCTATAAATTTATCATTCAAAATAGTCCGCAGGGCATCATCGCTGGTCTGGTTTATCTCTTGAATTTGAATACTTGTAGCAAAGAACTCACCATCGCTAGGTATATCATTAATAGTCAAACCTCCCTCAACAAGACGATTAAATATATTCGTGTCTAACATATATCCCATAAATATTTGATCGCTCTAGATTGAAGATCTATTGAATATTGAATTTTGTTTTTACTTTAGTTTCATATCCATCTTCATCAATCAATCCAAGTATCGCTTCAATACTTTCCTTACCTAACCCCGTTAATCCAAGTGAAGCCCCAATAATTACTTGTAAGTTCACAGGATTTGAGTCATTTGGACTTATCTTGGTTCCGGTTCCCATAGTGGTTGAAGAGTATGGTGAATTTCTCTCTTTAATCAATGCCCACCCATGAAGCAGCGGACCAGAGATGCGTGGCTTGATTAATCTTACTGACGACAATCCGAGTGGTTTGTCTGTTAAATTTTTTACCAGCACGTTAGCCATAATTTGAGTATTGACTGACCCATCCTTCTGCTTAGGCTCATGCCAGATATGAGTATGAGGCGAAGGGAAAGTGACGCCTAGCTTCTGGCTCTCTCGGTGTTTTTTAAGCTGATTTGCATATAGAACAATTGTGAATATTGTCACTGCTATCCATAAAAACCACTCCAATATTTGTAAACATAATTCCCATTCCGGAGGTAACGAGCCCTTAAGGCTGGAATAATGAAGAATTCCTGAGTCAGCAATGGCAATCGATAGCAAAACCCAGAAAGAGTATTTTGCAGGCGGCTTAAGAGCTGCTAATAGAGCTACGATCGGATCCATTGGAAATATTATCCATCATCAGCCAATCAACCCTTCAGACATCAATAAGGCTCTATGTTAGGTTATGTAGATCTCTCAAAATGTGGCACATCGACAAAGCCCTTGAAATTCCCTCCCCATCTATTTTTCGGGCTTAGGCTCTCCCAATATTCACCTACAGTACGGATAAGCTCTTTATCCCAAACTAGCTTGCCTTTCCAGAAGAAGTTCAGATCAATAGCGCAGCGTCTTAGGTGATTGCTATTCATGGTTTTTGATCTACCGCTTTTGAAGTAGATCTCTTGCTGTTCTAGAGATCGCCAGAGCTCACCACCTGTAACTACCCACCCTTCTGCTGTTGCAAATTGAATAAGCCGGCTAACATCAATCAAGAATGCAGCCTGCTCTGCTACCAGGCCGCTCATGCTTGCTCTTCTCTTTTATTTAGGCCATGCATGCGCATCTCAAAGATCTTTTCTACTGACCTACCACCAAAGTAAGCGAGCATCACCAACTGACCCCACTCTCCCAGTAGCTTTACATAGGCTTCGTTGATGTCTATACCCATAGCTGAAAGTAATGCGAATAGGAGATAGGCCGTTAGGATGTAAACCAATGTTCCTGGTCTAATGTTCTTTGATAACTTGGAATCACTTCCCATATCGGATTGCCAGCGCTGTGTCGCATTTTCTTGAGAAGCTTTATGCATCTGCGCTAAAAGCTTAGACTCTTCTATCTCCAGTTCTTTTTGCTTAAGTGTGTATTGCAATAGAAGCTGCTCTTGCTCTATCTCAAGCTGCTTGAGCTTGATGAGATCCTCATGACTGGGGTTCTCCGGAATGCGCGCCCCAATCTTGCCCTCAATAAATTCCTTACCTTTAGCCTGAACCGCGCCCGCAAGTAGGCCAAGGCCATTGACGGCTAAGGTTTGTACTAGAGAAGTAATTATTGGAAGCATTCTTGTATTTGTTCTTTAAGTCACCGCCCCACAGCCGCGTGGGCTATGCTGGCAGTGGGGCGCAATGACGCGCGCCCACACACCACCATTACTTCAACACCCACAGCCGCACCCAAACATTGGCCGCTAGCGGTGATCATCCCTACTGCTAGCGTTTCTTGGCTCCCTTGGTTTCTGTTTCGATTTCAGGAGTCTTTTCCATTCGAGAATCTTGAGGCGAGGCTTTTTCAGACATCAGACCCTCTACGATCTCCATTAGGCGATCACCATCATCCTCACCAAAAACTTTGGCCACCACTTCATGCCCATACTTGGCACAAAGGCGGTCGTACTCCTGCTCAGGGGTTATCGTTGTTTTGGATTGGCGCTCGAACACCGTGACGTTCTCGCGCCCGAATAGATTTCGCAGTATGTTGGTTTCATACGGCGGCACGTATACATGGATAGTAGTAAAGGCATCCCTGCGCACTACCGCCTCTACCTCTTTAATTTGAAAATCACTATGAATCAGTTCTTTTGTATTCATTTGTATTTTCCTTATTGAATGGCCAATACCGCATGGGCATTAGCTCTTGAGATGGATAAAGCACAACGTAGGTTCACCATGGCGTACATGGCTAACGTATCGTGCGGACGAATGGGGGCTACGATGTCTAAGTCGTCATCCCGCAGCTTCATAAAGCGAGTATTGAGGAAATAACATCGCTTACTCCACTCCACTGTTCTATTAGCCATCGCATCAAGCTCATCAAACTGCGGATCCCAGATGATCTCTACACCCTTGAAGGCTAAGCCTGTGTTTACGCCTGCACCTACGCCAGCATCGATGTACTTGGTCTCACCAGATCCAGCAACATGAGTCACTGTCACTTGCTTGCGATAGGTATCAATGAACTTACCACCTGCGATGATGAAATCAGGGCTACCGCCATGCTTGATACATTGGCGCCAGGCCGTCTCCATCTCGCCTACTAAGTTACCTGGCGCTGTTGAGGCGATGTCTTTAACAGCATAGTTACGCCAATAGCTTGCTTTGGCTCGATCAATACCACCTACTGTGCCAGCATCTGGCACAAGACTTACTAGGCTATCTAAGCCAACTACCGCATCAGCGCCGTGCGAGCCGTCGCGGTGTAACTCTAGGTCCAGCTTATTGAGGAATCCCTCCCTCAGGACCTCTAACTGCTCATCCAAGAGATTGATTAATTGCACACGCTCGTTGTATTCCAACTGAAAGCCTCGCGCCCCACCTTCACGCACTTTGATGCCGTTACTAAAGAGGCGGTCATAGTCGATATACAGACCATCCACCGCTCTTCGCCACGGGAATGAGGCTTGTTCGGTTGTATTGCGTTTATTGAACTTGACCGTCTCTTCGCCAAAGGCCCAGCTAAAGTTACTACCGTGCTCTTTGCGGATGTTTTCGACTACGTTTTGCTTTGCCCCTAATAGGCTCTTGCGCCCTTCCATGAGTTTTTTAAGGAAAGGCCTCTCTACCGCGATTTGATCGACCGGTAGATTGCGCAAGTACTCATCCAAGGAAACCTTAGCTAACTCTTGCAAGTCTGTATTTGAAATTGGCATATGCCACCCCTATCAATGTGTTTATCTATTTATGAATTAGTTGGCTCCATTCCAATTGATAGAGCGTGAACCTATCCATTGCTACGCTGCTAGTCGCGACTCTAGCTTTAACGCATTGGTCTGAAGCAGTAGTTAGAGTTTTTAGCTCTCACTACATGAATTGATTATTGGGGCGGTTTGTGTAGGGTTTGAATATTTCTGGGGTTTTTATTGGTAATACACCCACTTCTGCTTCCATGGTCAAGGCTCCCTTTTGTCACCTTAACCATAGAAAAAGTGTCTTTTTGTCCTCGCACATCAAGGTAAGCTGCGCCACCCCTATGGGGTGACCTTGATTTTATGACTAGCTTAGGTATTTTTAATGTTCTTTTAACCCATTGTTTTATATAGTTTTTTAACGGTTAATTTATATTGCATTTGTCCGATATTTGTATATAATTTAAGGACTATGAAAGCACTAGTTAACGCCAAAATCCCCCTCAATGCGCTGATTGCTCGGCGCATTAGCCGCAGCCAAGCTGATAAGGTTTGGACGGCGAAGGATTTTCTCGACTTAGGCAACCGTAGCGCGGTAGATAAAACGCTGCAGCGCCTCACCAATAAAGGTGACTTACGTCGCATCGATCACGGCCTATACGATCGTCCACGGGTTAATCCATTAACCGGCAAAACATCTCAGCCCAACTATCAGAATGTGATCTGGGCTATTGCTAGGCGCGATAGCGCGCGCATGCTCATTGATGGCATGACTGCCGCTAATGACTTAGGGCTAACTAATGCCGTTCCAGGCAAGGTGATCGTGCATACCGATGCCCGCATCAAGCCCGTTCAAATTGGAAACCTCACTATTCAATTTAAGTTGGCATCACCTAGTAAGTTAATCTGGGCTGATCGCCCTGCCATGCGTGTCGTTCAGGCACTTCACTGGCTCAAAGATGGGATCAAGCAAAAAGATCCTTCCGCTCAAGCTGATATTAAAGCCGCCTTATCCAGAATCATTAATGACCCAAAGGCTGGGGCAAGTATCGCGCGAGACCTCAAGAAGGATCTATCGCACTTACCAGCATGGATGCACCCTTTACTTAGGGGTCTTTCTAACGATTTACCCCAAATTGCACTCTCTCATTAAACTGAGGGCAAATGAATAGCAATTTCCTCAAAGTCCTTCAGGCTAGCGAAAACGATAGGCGCGCGCTCTTCCTAGAGACTGCAGCTCGCTTAGGCACACCATTGCGCAATGTCGAGAAAGACTTCTGGGTTTGCTTTGTCTTGGATCTACTGTTCAACAGCAAACTAGAGGGTGAGCCACGCCTCTTATTTAAGGGTGGCACTTCCCTTTCAAAAGCTTATGACTTGATCTCACGCTTTTCTGAAGATATTGATATCACGGTGTATCGGGAAGATATCGGTCATTCAACCGATATTGCAACGATACAAAGCTGGGGCAGAAATAAGCGCAACGAGTACTTGGATGCCATTAAGGCTGCTTGCTCTACCTATATTCTTGGCGATCTGAAAGATCGCCTTACCTTACAAATTCAGAATGAATTAAACAATGCTGGTATCTCGATGCCTGCTCTTCAAGTTGTCATAGATACCACCGACAAAGATACACAGACCTTACTAGTTGAGTATCCATCGCTGGAGGCATCAGGCAAGGACGACTATATTGAGTCCAAGGTCAAGATTGAAGCTGGCGCCAAATCAGCGCTAGATCCTAGCAGACTCATCACAATCAATCCCTATATTGCCCAAGAATTTATCGGCGGTGACTTAAGTGTGCCCAATGTGAACTGCATAGCACCAGAGAGAACCTTCTGGGATAAGGCGGTCATTGCTCATGGTTTGCGCTCCTGGTTTGAAGCACGGGCTAGCTTAAGGAATAATGGTAATCGCATTTCTCGCCATTACTATGATCTACACATGCTTTTGAATAATGCAGTTGGTCAAAATGCCATCAAAGATATTAATCTCGGCAAAGAATGCGCCCTTCATGCATCTATATTCTTTTTTGATAAAGACTATCAACAAAAGTCTGCAGCACAGGGTAATTTCTTAATCTACCCTAGCGAGGCAATGATTCCCGCTCTTCGCAGAGATTATGAACAAATGTCGACGATGATTTTTGGCATAACCCCTACGTTTGATGAAATCCTAGAAACAATTCAATCTGCATCAAAAAAACTTCAGGGCTAACCCTGAAGTTGTTTACCTTATATCCCCATATTGCCTAGATGTTGAGCAATTCGATCCATTGGGTTTTCGGAGCTAGCCAGTGGCGCACCCAAGGTTGAGGTTCGCGCCCGAATAGGCTGAAGCGTCTGCAGTGGCTTGATCTTTGTGTTGGCGAAGCTAGGCTCTGGCATCCCTATTGAGTCGTAGATGGATTCAATCGTAGATTGCCATTGCTCTGGTTTATTAGTTTGCACAAAGACCTGCATATAAAAAGGATCGGTCAGATACTTGTAAAAGCATTGAGCCTTAGCCGAATGATCAACCTCATCTTCGCGAGAGTTTAAGTATTTGATGATCTGGTGCTTGGCCTCTGATACTAGCTCGGTAGGTTTCTTCTGCATGGTAGATACTGACATTGCGTTATTAACAAATTGACTTTCGATTTCATATTTACGAAGAGCATCTTGTAAGCTCACCACAGTAACTTGCAAATCCTCAACCTGCTTTTCTAGATCTCGCTTTTCATTGATGATCTTTTGAATCCGTTCACACCCACGCTTTGACTTGATGTCACCAGAGGCTTCTTCATTAGGCTTATTATTGTTCTCGGGGCTCGAATCCACAGATCCAGGGTTCAACACCCGATTGATGAATTCTTCTGCGCTTTCAGTCTGAATGACTGGCTGTGGAAGTACATCTACAGTGATTGCAGCTGGTGCAGGTAATAACTCTCCCAGGTCATAAGCTTGAGGCTCTAGTTCGCCTTCAGGAGCGGTCATCATGGCAGGTATCTGTACCTCACCCTTGACTGGAGCAAAGATTGGCTCAAGCTCTGAATCCTCTAACTCTTCTCCCTCTTCAATATCCCCAGATATTTGAGCAAGAGATGCGCTGGGCTTGGATGCTTTACTTAGGTCATCAAGCAAACTGGTAGCCTGACTTTTGGGCTCTGCTTTTTGTGCCTTTGCCTTTTGTGCCTTTTGCTTTTCAGCTTCCTGCTCTTTAGCTAATTTGGCAGCTGCTTGCTCCTCAGCTTTTCTTGCCTTCTCTTCGTCAGAAAGCCCCAGGGCCGCCGCTCTTTCGGCTAACTTCAGATCACGCTCCTCTCTTGCCTTTACTCGCCTGGCATGTACTTCAGCCGCATGTTTGTCTTCAGCCTCTTTTCTCAAACGCTCGCGTTCTTTTAGCTCTTCCCTATTTTGAGCTCTTTGAATGGATCCACCATTGCTGAGAACCTCTGATTTAAAACTCGTTACTTCATTTGCCACCTGCGTCATTGCTGATCTCCTCTTTTAATGAATTACTGTTGTTACTTGTCTCGCTATTTATTCTTTTTCGCCTCTCAGAAAATAGATTGAAGTCTAAGTTGGGGTCGTCGTCACGTGACCATCCCTCCGCCTGCTTTTCTACATTCGGTATAAATAGATTTGAATCGATACGATCGTCATATCGCAAGACCGTTTCCCGTAGGAGATTGCGGATATGTTCGTAATCCATTCCTCTTGCTTGTAGATTTTGAATTTGAATTGATAGATTTGTAATCATTGGTAGGACTTTTAGCCAACCTTCTTTTTCTTCTATGCCATCCGGTGCGCCGGTAGTACCCGCTCTAATCCTGAGATCAACCATGTCAAAGATCCGATCTTTGGTAAGTGTTGGCCAGTCATAGGTTTTCTCTTTAGTGATAGTGAGCTTGCCATCGACCATGGCTGTTCTGGTAACTGGCGCACCCATGTAGCGCTCTACCTGTTCGCTAGTTAACTCCTGCAATAAAACCTGGGCACTGTATTGCGCGATCTCTTGCAGCCAATCCTCGATCTGGTCTTTGAATTCAAATACGCGCCCTGATAAGGCTCTTTGCAGAATGTTTGCCTCTGTAGCGGTCTTAGGCCTTACTACAGTAGACCTTGCTGCATCTTGCAGGCCTGTCACTTGCTCCCAGTCATAACGCACTGCGCTGGTGTCATAGACGATCGGATCTATCTTTGGGTGACCCCTTGGAATAATGACTTGATTAAGGGGCTTGCCTTCGGTATCAACGATAGTGATCTCTCCAAATCGAGAATCCGAATGCTTCTTAATGGTCTTCTCATTGATATCAGCGGAAGCTACCCATCCCGGAATACATAGATCCCGATGTTGATTGAATCGATCCCTTGCTTCATTGTGCTCATTTTGCAGGCGCTCAGTGAGATCCACTAAGCTTGGGCCAACAAACTGACCATCGACTACTTGGTATGGCAATAAAAAGAATGGATACCAACGCTCCCCACCCCTAGGTGGCGAATAAGGCTCTCTTAGCCAATCCGTTGCGCCCTCCACCATTGTGTATACACGCTGAGTAGTCCTATCCCATATCTCTAGAACCGCAATCTGCTGATCATCACTCACTGGCCCAGCATCTAAATGCATTGAAGCTAAGCGTCTAGTCTTCTTATGCGATGGCTCTCCTTGTTCTGGTTGATAGATCTTGGCATTAGCAAGGTTCTTTTTATACAGCGCCTCAGCCTGCGATCTTTTCATGGGAATGACCTGGCAAATCCAGTCCGCATCGGTGTAATCCCAGAACTCACATATGGATGGATCAATGAGGAGGTTTTCTGTGAGCACCCTATCAATGACTAAGCCTTCAGCAGACTGCACTTCGGATTGTTCTTGTAGTGACCGAATAAGCTCTTCTAGCTCACCTCTCTTGGCATCATGATGATTGGCTTGGTCTTTGTCTTGGAGATCTTTTTCAAGCTCCTCAATGGATAGCAAGTTCTCCTGGGCGTCATTAATGCGCCCCTGGATGTAAGCATCCTCATGAATATTCCTTTGGTACATCACCTTTAGGATTCCAAAGCTACAGGTCAATGCAGCTCTGACTGTGGACTTAGCTCGATTCTTTAACTGGGCATGCTCTAGAGCCCTATTAGTAACTTTTTCGAGGGTGCTACAAAAGAGTTTGATATCCGCGCCCGCATAGGCTGGAGTAATTGAGATCTCCGGGTTACGGGCATACACATTAGGTAGAACCGCAGAGATAGTTCCGTGAATTAAGTTGGCTCTAAGGCTGTAGAACTCTTTGCCAGTGGGATCTGCATTCCAGTTAAACCCGGCAACTGTATTGCGGTTGTGCTTTACACGCTTATGAAAGGTGGACCAATGAGCGCGCGCATGTTTAATGCGGGCATTCCACTTTTGTTGAAGAGCTTTGGAGTCTTGGGGCACTCATTAGTTATAAGGCCCATGCTTTAAGACAATGAATTTATTTTGGATAAATTTAAAATTTACATACTCTCGAGGTCAAGCCCAGGAAATACAGGCAACATGTTTATTGAGCTCGGGAAAATTTCTCTTTACATAAAACTTATAACCTAAAAAGGCAAAGAATTCCCTTAAATAAACTTCATTAACGGGTATTTCATGGCCCTCATAGTAAAGAGAGAAGCTATCATCCCGATACGAAAACTCATCATTTCTGAGTTCAGTGCGCTCTTCCTCATCATAATCATCTTCACATATTGAATATAGTGGCAAATCTAGCTTGTTTTGATTTGATATAGTCGCAACCTTAATTTTGCTAAAAATTAAATCAACAATAATTCTTCCTGGTGTATGAAGCCACTCTAAAAACCAGGCAAAATTATCTTCTCCGTCATGTATGTTGTCGTAATCATCATTAACCCCGAGCCAATCGATTTCAATTTGATATATTGCATCAATACTCTTCTGTAACGACTTTAAATTCTCTAGCTGATAACTTTCGTCAAGACCAAGCTTGGAATAAGCATCGGAGGATAGAAGGGATATGGGGTATTCCTTTTCGGCAATTGACACATTAAAGCCATCCTCCTCAAGCTCCTGTTGAAGCAACATACAAAAATCATAGTATTCATCTTGAGTAGTGATCTTTTTGATATCGTCGAGATCCCATGGCAGAACAAGAGGGTCATAATTCCAAAGGCCATCGTATGCTTTTTGGAGAATTTTTGATCCAAAATACTTAAAATATTTTCTTGCTAATACTTGTTTTCCGGGATCGCTTAGCTCTAACTTAATTTTTTCAATAATTTGCTTTATTGCACCCCACTCTTTTTGCAACTCAGCATGCTTCTTCACTGTGTTGGCATTCAAAGAATTAAGGGAAGAGTCAGGCGTAATTATTGAATCAACAAACTGCTCTAAATCTAATTTTAGAATCAGTTCAGCAAGATTTTTGCCTCTTGTTTCAGAGCCGTTAACCCAATTACTAATTGTCATTCGACTAACACCAGCAGCTTCAGCTATGTCATTTATGGACCATGAATTTTCAATTGCATACGATACTATTAGCATCGCCAAAGAAGATGAGTTATATCCCGATACTTTCGATTTAGTGGCGCTTGATATTTGTCTAGGCACTGATAAACCTCACCTTATATATATTCTCTTGATCTTAAATATTAAATTAATAGAAGTCTGTTAAGTTACTCAAATAATATCAGGGGTTCTTCGCGCTCGATTCACCCCATACCTTGTTGCGTCCCAAGCATGATCCTCTGAATCGGTATTCACATCCTCTGGGTTCAATGAATCAGGCGGCAATTGCGGGACTGTTCTCAGCCAGTGTTTGCAAGTGCTGAAGACTTTTAGCCTTCCTTCTGCCAATAGGCGAATAATTTCTTGAGCGCCATTCACCCTGCTTCTAGGGGCGTTATAGGCTTCGGTCCATTTAACCCCTCTATCTCTGAAGATTTGACCAATGGATCGCTCTGCTCCTATCTTCGAGAATATGGATGGGTCAGCTAGGTTCATACGGTATTCGTATCCAAGACGTTGATCGTGAATTTCTATCTTCTTAATCTTCTCCGCAACTACGGTTGCGTCTTCTCTAGTACCGGTGTTTTCCTTATCCCCATACCCATAAAGCTCTCGCCAAAGGTAATAGACTCCATCATTAGATAAAGCAAACCAGTAGATGGCATATGGTCTCGCGTATCCCCAATCCATAGATCGCCAAACCTTCCACGCTGGTGGAATTGCGAAGGGTTCTACAACGTGATTAGAGGGCTGCCATACGCCTTCTAAGAAACTTCCCACATGGATATCCCAATCCCCTTCCAGCCACGCTCTACGCCTATTTGGATCGCTTAGCGACTCTAGGCTCATAAGGTAGTTTGGGTCATTCCTGAGTAGGTGCGTGTTCTCGTAAATCGTCGAATGAATTCTGACTCTGGGTAATGCGCCTTCTTGTTTGATGATTTGTCCTGCCGGTATTGCTCCAATCTGAAATCGCTCCTTCACAGAGGCATGACCTACTCCGAATGGATTGCAGGTAGCCCTTACCATTCTTGGCATTCCGGGATGGGATGACCGGCAAGTGGAATGCATTGCTTCGTAGAAAGAAAGATTTCGCCAGTTGGTTAACTCCTCGAATCCTAGCCATGGGTATTCGTGGCCATGGTAATTCCAGTAGTCGTCTTCGTTAGCGCCATAACGGAAATACAGCATCTCTCCTGTTGGCCATTTCCAGACATAGTCAGATTCATTGAACTTTGCGCCCGGGAAGATCTGATAGAACCAGCGCTTACTCTTGGCTACTACGTCAGCTAGTTGCGGATACGTTAGGCGAAATAGTGTTCCACGCCAATGATCTCCAAAGCCTCTACCTACATACTGGGCGTAGCTCATTAGTAAGGTATCGGTCTTACCCCCTCCTCTGGTGCCCTCAAGCAATACCTCATATACAGGGCAAGTCAGAAACAAAGTCTGGCTTCCAGGTAACGGTGCCCAGATTGTTTTCATTGGTTTTTTTAATGCGTTAGTGTTTTGGCTGAACTGCCCGCTCCCAATCCTCAACGCTCATGGCGCTTGGTACGACTAGCACGCCACTTTGTAGCGGAGCTCCATCTTTACCCGTGTGCTCAATAGCAGATAAGCGTGGGTGAACATAAGGTGCAGCGTGTCTTCCAACGGTGGCAGCCATATTCAGTAGTTTTATTCGAGCTTCACTTGCTGACTCTTTTTCACTGAGATCCTCTTCGCGAATATTGCTGGCATGCTCATATAGCTGATGCATTACCCTCATCATGACTTCTAACGGAGTGATTCCCTGTGTTGCTACTGCTTCAGCTATCTGACGGGTGCGCTTAGTTAAGCTGCCAGTCTTGCGCCCTGCGCCAGGTCTAGCTCCGCCCTTTGATTTCTTTTGATTGTTTTCAATCATGGCAACTTGATCATTGTTAGCAGGTGGGGTTGAAGAGCTACTGAGTCTCCAATGGGGTCTTCAAACTCAATGATGATTCTTTGGAATAGGTCAAATCGGCTTTGGGCGCCTCTATGCTTTACCACCGTACCTATACGCCCACTGGGAGTCTTCACAATTGAGCCTATCGGAAAGTCTTCCATATCTGGACGATCAATGATGCCAACCATGGCTTGGCTTACTTGCTTAGCTTGCATTGGATACCTCCTGACGCTTGCGAAGCTCAGCGAAGATTCTGGTTTTAAATGCGTCATAGCTCTCTGAGCCCTGAGCTCGCATACCTAGCTCCCTTCCTTTGATGTCTATCCCTTCATTACTTTTCCACCAGATATCCTCACCTGGATCAATAACTTGACTCTTTCTTCGCATGCCTTTGAGAATGGCCAAGACAAAACCTACATTGATGGGTGTTGAACTTGATGCACGTCTTCTCGTCTCTTTGGCTTGCAAGATGGCATCGGCCATCTCCTTTTCTGAAATATCCATGCCAATCATCTCTTTGATGCGTCCATCATCAAGGGGAATATTGATGCCCTCCTTCGCAAAAAATTGAATTATCTGCACTGAGGTTTGGTCGCTCCTACCAACATTTTTCTTTTCAGCCCCATTGTTTTGTTTGTCTGGTGTATGGAGATTGGTGATTGGTGACTGGTGTATGGTGTTTGGTGAGCATTGCGTTGGCAATGCGTTCGCATTGCGATCGCATACTGAGTTAGGCGTACTGTATGACAGTATTTGGTCTGCTGATGATGACTGCCAGCGACCTTCCGCACTACGTCTGGCTTTAATTTGGCGGTCTTTAAAGCGAGCGATTTCATGGTCACAACGTTCCTGTCGCCAGCCATCATCCGTTAGATTAAAAAATTCATTTAGGACTGAGACCACTGCATTTTTTTCCTCTTTAGACCTGGCATTAATTAATCTCTGGACGATCTTCACATCTGCTGGAAGTGGCTTTTCTGTGGCGTAGTACTTTCTGATCAGACGACTATAGGTGGCGTCCTCGATAAAAGTGAGATGGGCGGTTGCTTCTGCGTAATCTCCAATGTGATGCTCGTAGTAATTCATTTAAAACAGTCTCCGTAGCGTTCTTTTTCTTGCGTAAATTATTTAACGCAAGAGATGAATCTAACAATCGGAAAGCGTATCGTCAAACGTGTTTTTTCTGAATTTATTTTGAATTTATTTATCTACTAATTCTCTGTAATCCTTCTTTAAGAAATTTGAGGTGCTTAAATAATTCTCTTGAAGTGTTAATTGATCTATGCATGTCCACCACTCTCCTAATGCCATCAGAAATTACTGACAAGGCTGTAGCCCTTTACTGGATTGGGTTGTAGCACTTATATGAATAAATATTTTTTTGTAGGGCAAAAATAATTTGTGTTCAGAAGATGGGTATTGACTTTTTATTGACCATCAAAATTTCATTGACTACATTGTTCTTCAGTAGCACACATATTCGTACATAACAAAACTAGATGGAGAATAATTTGATGGTAGCAATTCGGCTTTACAGTTTGTATCGTTCATACGGTTACACGAAGATGAGTTCTGCAAAGATGGCTTT